CGAGTGCCCGAGCGCAAGTTAGAGGTGTTAACATAAAGCGTACCTTCGAAGATGCCGCCCGATACGACGCTGTACCGGGATACTATACAAAGGGACACGTTTGGGCGGGTGACCACTTCAACGTGTCCGATCCGAATGTCTGTAAATCCATCGCGCGTAATAAAAAATTAGCCGTGTGGGGTCACAGGAACAATCTCCACCCCGACAAAAGGTATAAAAATTCATGCTATTTTTACAAGAGTGGACCGAAGTATGCAGGAAACGGTAATGATAGAATTCATATGATTGGGTGCACATTCGGCGGTAATCCTAAGACGGGATGTGTACAACCTAAGCGTGAACCAGTATTTAAATGGGGTGCATATTGGAAGGGTCTTGATTTCCCGGGTAATGATATTTGGACAAAGTCGACATCGGCGAAGCGTGGATTATCAAGGACAATGAATAGGGTGAATGCGAAGGTTCAGTGTCAAAAAGATAACAGGTGTGCAGCTTTAACATGTAATAATAGCGGAAGTTACTGTTGGGCTAAGAGCAAACTCGGAAAATCCAGAAGACATGGTGATAGAAATACATGGCGAGCCGATAGAAATTAGGTTTAGACAATGTCGTGGACGTCGATAATACATTTCTCCAGGATAAATAATCTCAACTAAGATTATAATGGATAAACGACTTATCGCCCTTCTTGTGGTCATCGCGATCATCACCGTGATTGGCTTCATGACTAAGTGGACCTTCCGCATCAGACGAAGCACGTATGACGGTGAAGATATTACCGAAGAAGAATTAGAAAGAATTGAAAAGGAACTCGAAGCCGAATTGGAAAAGGTGGAGGCGGAAGAAGGTTACGAAATGTACGAGGATGATTCAGAGGACGAGGACGAGGACGAGGATGAAGAATAATTCGGAACTAGATGTAGTATCACCAAATCAACACTTTTAAACCGTTAATCAAACCGTTTAAAAATGTCAGTATAATTAAATGTCGGCTGCGGCAACTCTATTGTTACTCGCATCATCTTCATTAAGCGTTGGTACCGGGGGTGTATACGCGTGTTCAGGTGGCAGTTTTGATGTCACTAAATTTGATCTTAAAACGTGTGATGTTTCTGTTTTTAACAAAGCTCTTAAGAAAGTTTCAAATGAATTGGGTATATCCACAAAAGAGGCGGGTGATCTCCTCGGTGATGATACACCAATCGACTGGGGAAGTGCAGCCGATGCACAACCCCCCAAAACAGAAGCTCAGATCCAAGCTGAAAAGGAAGCTGCCGCTAAAGAAGCCGAACGACAGCGGCTCTTGAAAATGCCACCGGATACGATCGATATAAAACCAGGCATTGTGAAAGGTGTTGAAATATCCAGTGATCCATCATGGGTAAACGCATCACCGGAAGATTGTTGGAGCATCATCAAAGATCAGCCAGCCTACGGCGGGGTCGTTGGTTGGGGGCACAGAAATGATAAACACCCAGATCCAAAATTAAAGAACTCGTGTTTCGTGTACACGCGGAATGATGACGGTGAAGCTATGCCACCGTTTCAAGGTGATCCCAATGACAAAATCACTATATCCGGATGTCACAAACCTGGTTTGAAATTAAGTGAAGGGTGTATGACAGATGAGGAAAAGAAATATTTTGCAAAACTCAAGCGTATGCCACCGGATAACGTGGATCGCGTGTTTGGTATACCCAAAGGTGTCAAGATTGAATCTGATCCATCATGGTCGGGTATGTCCGCCGAAGATTGTTATAAACTCGCGAACGACGCCGGTATTGAAGCGGGTGTGCGCGCGTGGGGATACAGAACCTCGGATTATAAGGATAAAAAACTAAGAAATACATGCTTCTTGTATAGAGACGATGTCTTCACAAAGTTCAAGGGAACGAATGACAAAACAGTCATCACGGCGTGTGTTGGACCCGGTATGAAAGTTAGTGATGGATGTTTAACAGCTGAAGAAATGGCACAGGAAATTCAAAGCACGTCAAAGATGCAAAAAGCACTCGCGATGGCTGCGATGGCGGCAAAAATGGCGGAACAGTTGGCAAAACAAGCTGTCGAGAAGGTTGCGCGTGCGGCAAAGGTCGCTGCGGCAGCCGTAAAAAAGGCTGCAGAGGAAACCGCGCGTCGTGTAGCTGCGGCTGCGAAAGCGGCGCTTAACGCTGCAAAGCAAGCTGCGGCAAAAGCGAAACAAGCTGCGCAATACGCGGCACGAAAAACAAAGGAAGCCGCGGAAGCTGTGGCGAATGCTGCTAAAAAAGCGGCCCAAGATGCCGCTCGAAAAACAAAGGAAGCTGCACTAGCAACCGCGAGAGCGGCTAAAAAGGCTGCAGTAGCAACCGCGAACGCTGTGAAAAATGCAGCGGTACGGAGTGCCAAACAGGCTGTCGCCGCCGCAAAGGTTGCCGCTCAGGCTGCAAAACAGGCTGCAACAGCAGTGGCAAACGCTGCAGCGAAGGCAGCTACAGCAGCCGCACGGGCAGCGAAACAGGCGGCTGAATACGCCGCGAAAAAAGCCGCGGAAGCCGCAAAAAAAGCCGCGGAAGCTGCAGCAGCTGCCGCGAACGCGGTTGCGAAAGCGGCAAAATCAGCCGTGAAATCGGTCGGAAAGGCACTTGGTTTCTGTTTCTCACCGGATACACCCGTGAGACTTGAATCTGGTGAACTCGTTCTCATGAAAGACATAAAACTCGGTGACGTTCTCGTGGGTGGTATCATCGTCGACGCAACCATGCAAATTAAAAATAGAACCAAAGATGTGTATTATAAAATTCACAGCAAAGAATTGAATGCGTTCATTTATGTCACGGGTGGACACTACGTCAAAAATGGTGACACATTTGTTCAAGTGTGTGAGTTACCAGATGCAATCCCAACGAACGAACACAGTGAAGAGTTATCTTGTCTCGTCACGAGTACTCATGAAATTCCAGTAGGCGAACATATCTTCTGGGATTGGGAAGATAACCTGGTACCCCAGACCAAATAATTTTATTTATCTATTATAATAAATAATGGCTTCAGCATTGAAAGCTCTTAAAGGTGCTAGTAAGGCAAGCTCCGCTGCTAAGTCTTTTGGTAAAATCGCTGTCAAGTCTGGTAAAAAGGTAGCTAAAAAGGGTATAACAATAGCAAAAACAGGTGCTAAAAAGGGTGCTAAAATCGCCAAATCTCCAGTTGGTAAGAAGGCGCTCAAGTACGGGGCTGCCGCGGCCGTCGTCGGTGGTGGTGCGATGTACATGAATAAGAAACTCAAGGATAAGAGTGAAGCCGTGCAGGGGTGTGTGAAGGTGTGTCTTCCAGAAGGATATGATGAACACGTCTATGGTGGTAAGCCGAAATCAAGCTTGACTTACAGAACGATCGAAAGTGTCAAGGCAAAGGGTGCCGAGGTCGATGAAGACCAACCATTTTGTAATGCAGAGATCGATGACTGTGGCGAATTTTGTACAACTAAGTGCGAAGAAGCGAACCCGCTCGACGTTCCCGGTGCGGAACTCGCGAAGGCTGGTGCAGGTGCCGTCGCTGGTGCGGTGAAAGGTGCGACTTCTTTCGCTGCGAAAGGTATCTGGACCATGATTAAATTGCCGGTTTATATCGGGTGTGGTGTGTGTTTGTGTGCGATTTTGATTTACTTTTTCATGATGATGCGAAAGCCGGGTGCTCCACGTATGATGGCTCCACCACCCCCGAGATACTATTAAAGAAATAAAGAGTCTTTAATTTAATGATTTTGAGTATCGATGTCGGTATTCGAAATTTAGCCATGTGCTTACTTAACGAAACTTCTAACCTCGTCGTCCAATGGGACGTTTCGGGCGTTCCACCGGAACACAAGGATGGTATTTACGTTTCTTTAAGAAAGCATCTTGATGAACGCCCATGGGTCCTCGACGCTGATACGGTTCTCATAGAAAAACAACCAGATCGAAATAAAAAGATGGTTTCTGTCATGCACTTTTTACACGCGTATTTTATCATTAAAAATCCTAACGCCGAAACAATTCTTTATGATGCGCGACATAAAATTCCAGACGTCGCTGGACCGGGTCGTTCACAGTACCTCAAGCGTAAAAAAGTATCGATTGAGCGATGTGAAGCCTTTATCCGTCGTGATAATGTCAATGCACACTGGCTCGATACATTTATAAAATCAAAAAAGAAGGATGATCTCGCAGATACGGTCATGCAGGCATTGAGTTTTACGAATCGGATCGAAGTCGCGGCACCGACAAAAAAGAAAAAGAGTACGAAACTCATCCCTAGAAAACCAAACGAAAATCAAAAATCAACCAAATATTCAAAGTCAAACCTCGCGTGGATTTATCTCAACAAACCAGACTGCGAGTACCTCGAAAATAATAAACGGTTCATGAAAGACCTTCGACGCTACTACAGGGATATCGGAGATCTCGAAAAAGATCTCAATGTAAAATAAATGGCAATTGGCTCGAAACTCAATATTGCTGGTAAATATATGACCTATGTGTACTCGGTGATCGCTATCATCATCGCACTCGCATCCATCGTTGCGGGTGCTCAGTCCATGAAAGAAAAAGAGGAACGAAAGGCGATGGGGTACTTTGGTCTCGCGATACTCGTGAGTCTCGTCGTCATTTTGAATATCATCGTCGCGCGTCGTATGTATGGAGGACGTTTCCTTCTCGGTCTTGAGGGTGTGAGGTTTCTAACGTGATTAAAGATTTGGGGGGAACTAAGAATTAGAACAGTATGCAAAAAGATGTCTTGGACCACGGATTTGTACGATTGGTTGATCACATGCCGAGAGAAGATTTGGACACGTCAATCGTCCAAGCAGCCCGAGTCAGCTATGGAGATGGGACAAAATCTTCCCGTGGAGACCGAGGACTCCTCAGGTACCTGCTTAGACATTGGCACACGAC